TCTTGATTTAAAGCCATCCTTCTCTCTCATAAAGGCTATGAGCAAGAGTCTGAACACGTCCTCATCCATCATGATCGGTCTATAGCCTGCTAGGTTAGTCGCATAGGGATCTCCGTTCATCTCGGCTTTCTCGAATGCAGCAATAATACTGTATCGGCTACAACGCTCATCATCACCATCGATCGGGTTCTTCTCCAAAACACTAATCCAATCCAGGAACTCGCCTAAGTTATACTTAGGGGCTACAACTGGGTCGGATCCTGCTTGAGCATAAACACGCATAATGTCCTCTGTGCCTATCTGGGCGTAACCCTTCTCCTTGCACAAAGCACTCGCGTACTCATCAAGCCATCCGTCAAGAGCATCGCCATCTTTCATGCGATTCTTCAAATCATTCTCTAAAGCCTCAATAAACTGCTCCCATTCATACACTTCTCCAGTCTCAGCATTTCTATTGAGACGGGCTCTTGCATCAAACTTCTTAAAAGTGTAAATATGGGGGTTTATTTCGGCTCCTGGTCGGTCTGCTCGGGCTTTTGGAATGTCTAGTCGGGTTCTCGTCTTACCGTCGGGTCCTTGTTCAGTGATCTTGAATTCATCTTTCAACTCTACAATCCAAGATTGGGGAAATCGGTTCCACACGGCATCATCATAAGTCAGGGACTCTACTTTCAAAAAACGGTTGTTGGTACTACACATAACTACGCCTGACGTGAATCGAGCGGAGCTCTTTTCACTGATGTCAGCCATGTGTAAGGGGAAAGGAAAGGGTCCAATTGATCGAATGATCTCCATGAATTCTAGATTGGGGTTGCCGACAGCGTCCTTCTGCTGTCCAAAGTCATCAAACACGCACACAAACTGTCCGTTGTAAGCGTCCCAAAACTCTTGCGAAGTGTTCCTCATGTAGATCTGGTTCTTTAGATCCTTAATACCTGCTACCGCACACAAATGTGTAGCAATCAGATATTGCAATCTCGATTTTCCAATCTGGGACTCTCCAACAAGCCACAACCCTAAAGGGGTTGTTCGAACGCTCTTCACCTCGGGGAAATTCGTCTCAACGTGCGTCTTCAATTTAGAGGCCATCACCAAGCATCGCTGCATGGCTGACCTATACTCCGGCGTCAAAGCGGGCTGGTACTTCTTCATCAATTGGTGTCCTATATTGTACAAGTTAGCAATAAAGAACCTTCCGTCCTTCG